ACTTTGTCCTTCTTTATGGTGAGAGAAAGAAAGGTATCACACACGTTAAACAAATGGTTAACTACGAAATAGAAAGATTCGAAAGAATCCAAAAAGGAAAACCAAGTGTTAAGTTCAAGGAAAGAATGACGGGGGATGAGTTTAATATTTTTGAAGTAGCTCACTTTAGATTGTTGGGTGACGACAAGTATCTCCCATATGGGTCGTCTGTATTGAATAAAATTCGTAGAGTATTTCGTCAGCTTGTAATGGCTGAAGATGCGATGCTTACCTATCGTATTATTCGTGCTGGTGAGAAAAAAGTATTCAAGATCGATGTTGGTAATATCGATGAAGAAGATATTGAAGAATACGTAATGAAGGTGGCAACTAAGTTTAAGAAAACAATGGATGTTGCTCCAAATGACGGACAGATCGATTATCGTTTCAATATTTTAGGTAACGATGAAGATTATTTCCTTCCAGTACGTAACGCAAATACCCAAACAGGAATTGAAACGCTACCCGGTGCAGACAATCTTGACCAGATTCAAGATATTGAATATTTGAGAGATAATTTATTCACTGGACTTGGTGTACCAAAACCATTCCTTTCATTCCAAGACGCTGCTGGCGGTGGAAAGAACATGGCACAATATGACATTCGTTTCGCTAAAAAGATTAATCGTATTCAGCAATCACTTATTCAGGAATTGAATAAGATGGCAATGGTCCATTTATATTTAATGGGTTATACAAAAGAGGATATGAACGATTTCCAATTAACATTAACAAACCCATCTACACAACAAGAGATGTTGAAATCTGAGTTGTTCCGTGAAAAAGCACAAACTTATACTGAGCTTACTCGTGGTGAAAACGGTATTGCTGCAATGTCACATACATTGGCTAAAGGTACTGTATTCAATATGACTGACAGAGACATCGTTGAAGACCTTAAACAACAAAAGATGGAGAAGGTTGTTAATCAAGAACTTGCTGATGCACCAGTTATCATCAAACATTCAGGACTTTATGTTGATATTGATAAGAAGTTTGCTGATGAAGAATTGGCTGCTGCTGCCGAAAGTGGTGGAACTGGTCAAGAAGGTGGAATGGATGATGGCGGTTTACCACCAATGGGCGGTGGTGGTGAAGGCGGTATTCCACCACCAATTGAGGGAATGCCAAATCAAACCCCAGCAGACTTACCTCCTATTCAAGTTGAGGGTGTAATGTCAGAAGTGGATTACGATAAACATGTTGAAAAATTGGTGTTTGGTAAAAATACACGACTCTTTAATTGGGGAGTCTGAGTCCATAAATAATAACTTTATCAACGAAGCGGAAGATGTTGATACTGAAATACTTGATGACATCGACTTAAATGAGATTGATTTGGGTAAAGAAGAAAAATAAGCGTAGAATAACATTTACAGTAAATTACAGTATTTATAAGAAATCACATATAATTATATGAAAAACATTAATATTGGAGTAGCAAATCTGGTTGTTTCTAACCAATTAAGAGAATCAATGTTCGATGATTCTTTGTTAATGGAAACGAAGAACACTGCATCTAAGTTTTTCGATGTGGTTAAAAACTCACCACTTCTATTGGCTGAATTTAAAGTGTTCAGTAATATCGAAAATCAATATATTACTAATGATGCTCTTGCATTAAAATACATCGAGGATGGTATTAAGATGTTTGAAACATATACGTTGGAAGATGTTGCTGTTGAACACGAGAAATTAGTGCCTTTTATTAATGAAAGTGTCTTTGACGATGAAAGAGTTGCATTATATGAATCAATATCAACATTGATTGCGGAATCACTTAGTATAAGTGAAAATGTTGATATTAATAAAATGCATGACGCATTCAGCGTAGTTATGTCACACCTCAATAAACCAAAAGAAAAGGAAAATTCAGATACTGGTTACATTAACGAAGAAGTTATCGAAATTGCCATCAACAAATTTAATGAGAAGTATGATGGTATGAACGAAGAGGATGTTAAGCTATTCAAACAACTTGTTAATGCTGGGGACAGTGAAAAAGAAACTCTCTTTGAAGAATTTAAAGAGGAAAATGTTACTGCACTAACCAAGTTAAATGAGGATAATGTCAGCGATAAGATATCAAAATCTCTTGAGAAGATCAGTGAGATGACGTTTAATGCTGAAACTGCAGACGGTGACATTGTAAAACTTTACGAATTGAGGAAAGGATTGCTTTAAGTCTTTCTATACGCCTCTAATCCCATCAACCTTTCAATTAATTCATTTTGTGGATGACAATCTGATTTGTCTGCACGATAACTTGTATGTGTCCAAACACCTTCTTTACCTGCCATTGCGTTTGCTGAAATACCAGCACCACCATCTGGACTACTTGTACCAACAAATTTTCCATCATCATAAATATAATTAATGTTCCAAATATCACTCATGTAATCTAAATTAATATTTGGGAATTTACCACCGTGTGGTTTATATGTTGGGGCAAGCATTTCTGATTGAAACACCAAAGATAAGATTAAATCTCTAACTGCATTAAGTTGTTCTGTCGTATATGTCTCGAACCCATAGAAACCTCTAAATCCAACGGGATAGTCATTTGCTGCATTATATTCGGTAACATTTTCAACAGGAGTTGCTCCTTTGATTGGTTCCTTTGATTGTTCATCCCCATTTACCATAATGGTAGGATACCATTTTTCATCTGTCGCTTTCACTAATCCACCCCATGAATCAATCTCAATCCCAATTGAATGTTTATTTAATGTTTTATTACTGCTGGTATCAAGACCCAAATGCCACGCCCAGTAATTAGTGTTGAATAGTTGATATATGCCACCATCTCTTGCGATAATGAAAGCAGTGGCAACACGTTCACCTTTATCTCTCCACCATTTAATATCACCCCCAACACTTCCTTTATCTCCACTAACTGTATGATGAAGAACAATCTGATTTTTTGCAGTATCGTCTGTTTGAAAATATTGATCAGATGGGAAATAAATGAATTTATATCTATCGTCCCTTGCAATTGAAAGATCATCTAATTGAGTGATACCATATGCGCTGGATTCGGCAGTGTTTGCTTCAAACTCATCAAACCCACCTTTATTTTCACTACTGGTTTTATTAATAAAATCACCATTTGGATATTCAGCTAAATCATCAACATCGTTGTATTTAAAAATTGCATGATGATCACCACTTACAACATTATACCCAAACGAATATCCTTTAAGTCCCTTTGTTTTATAACCACCAGTGAATGCTTTACCTTCCAATTCATTATTAACATCCCCCAGCACACCAAAGACTTTCAATACATAATCAAGTCCATCTTTCACAACATTACTCTCAGTGCTATTACCGTGCGCCTTTCTCAACTTATCAATTGCTTTTGAATATGTGTCTGCAACGTGGGAGTTGGATGTGCGATAACACAATAATGCAGAGCTTGCAAGTTTAGCACAATTATCTGAAAAATATCGCATATATCTTGCTTGTGCCTTTATCATTATCTCTGGATTGTTTATCATGTTTTGATGAAGAATCGGTCTATTCGTCATGGCAATTGTTTGTGTATTAAGTGTCCCTTTATCTGGTTCATATGACGTAACCGCAAGTGCTTGATCCAAACCAAACGTAATTTTAACGATCTCAGATGTGGTCATAGTATCACCCCCACCACCAAAATTATTCAATATTACACTATAAACCATTAACATCTTAAACCCATTAATTCCAGAGGCAGTATTTGTTTTAGTATAATTCCAAAGTTTAAATTGGGATTCGATATATGCTTGTGCTGCTAAAATATTTGGATCGAGTCCATAAATATTACCATATTTCTCAAACCAATCAATTAGGGACTGAGCTAAATTACTTAAAGTCAATGTCTTCCCATCAGAAGCTGTGGCTTCAACAGTCCAAACTTTATCAACTTTATTTCCTTCAGAATCTAAACTATAAGGCATTTCACCATTATTACCACTTAATGCTAATGGACCAACATCTTTAATCGCTTCTTCAATAAACGCCTTACCCTCTGTAGTTATTACTGTATTTCTTTTTGCCATGTTAATAAATTTCTAATGTGTACATTGAATTGTATCTTGCTTGATCTGGATTACCAGCAGTTCCAACTCCTT